GGCCGCTTCGCTCTGCTCCGCTCCGCGGCCGCAGAATGGTGGAAGGCGCAAGCTCCGCGGACGGGACACGGTGCAACGCGTAACCGCGCATAAAGTGACCAGTAGTCATTTCCTATCACACGCTAAAGCAATAAACATCCCAAAATATTATCAAAAAACTTTGAGAAACCTATTGACATTTCTTCCGACATGTGGTAAGATATATACGTAATCAAGAAGGACACAAGTTGCAACGAAGTCACAAACGATTACAAAAGAATATTTAAGAAAGGCAAAAACTCCTTTCTGCGTAATTTCATTGTCAGTTTCCATACTCTCTATTATAACAAAATAATTTGAAAGGACAAAACAAACTATGCTTACTAACACTATCATCAAATCTACAGACCTCAGCAAAATGGACAAGTACAACGTAATGAACTACAGCAACGGTGAGAACCTTGAAAAGGCTATCGAAGAATTCGGCAAACTCGTTCTCTCTTACCCGGACGCATGGGCAATGGTTCACACTGTGAACGACAACCCGAAACCCGGTCAGGATAAGGAATACGACAAGCTTGTCGTTATCGCAGACGGCGTTCTATATCACACTGGCTCTCAGTCGTTCACCCAGTCTTTCCTTGACATTGTGGACACGTTTGACGCAAGTGACGGCATGGAAATCGAATGCTTTGCAAAGCCGTCTCAGAACTATAAAGGTCGTAACTTCCTCGGTTGCCGCCCCGTAGCAAAGGCAGGCGAATGATAATGAAGTATATTCGTAGAACTGTTCAGACCACGACATACACATACACGGTTAACGAAAACGGTGTTGATTATCATTTCACCGACGTGTGCGAGGGCGCTCCCACGCTTTACGCGCTGACTAAGAAGTTGCATCGTGACCACGACAACAAAGAGACGGGACGCATTGTAACTCTCGTCAACATTGAGGCTATTGAAGAAAACCGTTACGAAATGTCCGTCAAGGACTTTATCGAGAACGCGGAACTCGTAGACCGCATCAAATAAACAATAAGATTTCTCCTTTCCTTAACTGCCGCTGACATGGCGGTAAACCTCCCGATTGAACCGATGACGAAAAAAAAAATTCGTCATCGGTTCTTTTTATCTTTACACTTTATTATACCACAACGGTATTATTTTGTCAATAGAAAAGAGGGTAAAACATGGCTAAAAAATCACCGAAAAAACTGACACCTAATCAAGCAAAATATAAACGTTTACTTACAAACGCAAGACAACGCTTTAATCGTTATTTAAGAAAAGGCTATAAATCACAGTACAAGGCTAAAGATTTATTTAGTGCTTTTGAACGTCCCGAAAGAATAACAAAGAAAATGCTTGATAAATTAAAGCAAGAATTGAAAGACATTACGGACAGTGCGTTATATGCAGAAGCACAGAATGGTGAAGCTATTGCATTTGCCGATATACCCAAAGACGCAAGAGCGCAGTTCAACAAGTTAGGCTTTACGCAATTTACAGTTACAAGTTCGACAGGTGTTGAAAGCAATATAATTCTTTCGCTCAACAATGCACCCATAGCGAATATAAACGAAGCTGACCTTGCGTTTGCGTATTTCGTTGAAGCGAATGCGCGATGGGTAACAGACAAAAAGAAACACGCGGGCATGGAATACATATTAGATAACCTAAAGGAAGAACGTACACACCTGCAAAACCGTTACGGTAAAAATGAGGGCGACACTGTATTCGCTTACATGCTAAACGAAATAGGTGTTGCCGCGGGTACTTTAACATCACAGGAAGCGAACGATGTTAACGCGGCAGGACGTTGGTTAGGCAACTTTTACGAACACCGCGAAGCAGGTGTAGAAGAAATGATGAAACTAAATGAAGCGTTTGGAGACGTGCAAGCATGAATTATTATGTATGTGATTTTGAGACAAGCGTATACGACGGGCAAACCGACACGGAAGTCTGGGCGGCGGCATGTGTTAAAATACATACAGAAGATGTACTCGTTGTAAACTCAATAGATAAATACTGGGACTGGGTAGAGCAGTTAAAAGGTAAGAACATTGTGTACTTTCACAATGGCGCTTTTGACTTTTCTTACATTCTTGATTACTTATTGAAGCGCGACGACTATGCACAAGCAACCTACACACCCGACGGCAAAGTTGAACATACTATGTTTTACGAAACAAGTGACATGCAACCCAACACTTTTAAATACAGCATATCCGATATGGGTCAATGGTACACGATGACTGTTAAAACCCATAGAAGCCTTATAGAGTTTCGTGACAGTTACAAGCTTATCCCCCTCTCCGTTGCAGACATGGGAACAAGCTTTAATACCAAACACCGCAAGAGCACGATTGAATACAAAGGTGAACGTCATGCGGGGTACAACATTACCCCAGACGAAGAACACTATATCAAGAACGACGTGCTTGTTGTAAAAGAAGCCATAGAATTTATGTTTGCAGACGGGCACAAAAAACTGACTATCGGCGCATGTTGCATGAGTGAGTTTAAGTCCGGCTATAACCGTTTTGTTTATCAAGACATGTTCCCAAACCTCTATGACATTCCGCTTGACCCCGAGTGCTACGGCGCTACAAATGCAGATGAATACATACGCAAGGCATACCGTGGCGGGTGGTGTCACGTTGTGCAAGGCAAACAATGCAAGGTACATAAAAATGGTTTAACGCTTGACGTAAACTCCCTTTACCCGTCCATGATGCACAGTGACAGTGGTAACTATTACCCTATAGGTAAACCTGAATTTTTCAGTGGCGCAGAGGGTTTAAAGGCAGTAGAAGCGGAAAGACAGGAACTATTAAAGTCGCACAACCCTTTAGTAGGTCTGTATTACTACGTGCGTCTGCGTTGTCGTTTTAGACTAAAGGTTGGGTATCTCCCTTTTATACAGCTAAAGAAAAACCTGCATTACAGACAAAACGAAAGTTTAACCACGTCCGATGTATGGGACGAAAACCAAAAGCGCTACGTGTCCGAATGGGTAGACCAATGTGGCAAGAAGCATGACACGTATGTGACTATGACAATGACCATGACAGATTACGAACTGTTTAAAAAGCATTACATTGTAATTGACCCCAAAATTTTGGACGGATGTTATTTCGAAGCGCAACAAGGCATCTATGACAAATACTTAAACAAATATCGTGAAATGAAAATTAACGCTCCTAATAAGGGCATTAGAACCGTAGCAAAATTATACAGTAACAATCTATACGGAAAACAAGCGGCATCTACAATCAGTTCATACAAGGTGGCTATGCTTAAACCTAACGGCGTGGTAGGTTTCTTTACGGTTGCCGAAAACGAAAAGACACCGGGATACATTGCATGTGGCGCGGCGATTACCAGTTACGCACGAAACTTTACAATTACTGCCGCACAGCAGAATTACTACGGTGCCAATAACCCCGGCTTTATCTACGCAGACACAGACAGCTTGCATCTCGACTTACCGTTAGACAAGATAAAAGGTGTCACGCTACACCCGCGAAATTATTGTTGCTGGAAGAATGAAACAAACTGGGACGTTGGATTTTTCACGCGTCAGAAAACTTACATTGAACACGTAACACATGAGGACGGCGAACCGATTGAAACCCCACATTATATAGTGACATGCGCGGGTGCAAACAAAACCGTAAAACAACTGTTTATACATTCCGTAGAACAGGACTACGACACAGAGAAGAACCCAGAAAACTACACTCCCGAAGAACTTGAATTTGTCCGTGAACCTCGTAGCATATCCGACTTTGTACCCGGCATTATGATACCGGGCAAGCTTTCTCAAAAGCGCATTAAAGGTGGTGTTATCTTAGCTGACACAACATTTGAAATGCACTGAAAGTAAAATCCCTTAGAGCATGATAACTCTAAGGGATTTTGTTATTCTTAAACGCACGTCTACACAAAGGAATTGACCGTTCATAGCCTTGTCACGGCGGCATCTTTCAACCGTGTCACCCGTGCAGGTCGATGTGCAGAACGAACGCAGAATACAAGTTAGAACGAAAGCGCTTTTAATATTGCTTCTTTAGCTTGTAAGTCCTTGAACCGCATACAGCCGTGCTCAAAGTAATACCGAAGCTTTTGAATGAGTATAAAGTTACTTGATACCATAACATAATTTAATTTATGGTCGGCGGTATCAACCGTAATTTTGAGCGGGTATTGATAATCGACGCTTTTGTCACAGAACACTATACCTAATTCTGGGTACTCACGAACACCATAGTCTATACCCGCATAGCGTATGGTTGCGACATATTTTCCGCGTCCCGTCGGCGTATCGACAAAGGATAAATCATCTTGTAAATACACACCCTCGGCGCTGTACGCGATATAATCACTTGACCCAAACGCTCGGTTGAAAGCGCTTGATTTTAAAGCTTTAGCCGCTGTTTCGTTGTAGCCCTGTTCCAGAACAAAGCCGTCTCCACGCAAGAAATGCGTGTCCTTTTGAAGTCGGGTTGAAATATCCATTGCAACATAATACGGGTTAAGTATCGTTACAGGGTTAGAAATCATATACACAGGAACATATCGAGATTGTTTACTACGTCCACGTGCAATAGAATTGTGAATAGAGATAAACTTTTCAACCTCTTTGTCGCAGTAGTGGTTCTGCTCGGATTGGAATTCGTCGAATATAATGTTATCAATGTCACTGAACAAATGCGAATTGCGCTTTAATTGGTCAGCGGAATTGATGGAAATTGCATAGCCGCAAGGTTCCTCATTCAAATATAACTCTTGGTATATACCCTTCATCTTCTTAACGGCAGTCATATCATATTCAGAAAAGAATAATTCTTTTATATCTTTAAAGAATTTTTCGTCACAGCCGTCTAACTCATAGTTGAAGCGATACAGCAACGCGAACTTTTCTCCACGTTTAATAAACCTGTTTACCACAAGTCTATTAAAATAGGTCGTTTTACCCGCGCTACGGTTAGAAGTACACATGAACACCTCGGGTGTCTTGCCGTTTATATCCTTTAATGACAATAGCTTTGTTCCGTCGTAATAATTCGATTTTGGCATTATATTTCAACTCCGTGTATTATTTTCTAATTAAATTATACCACAAGTATATTGACAAGTCAACCCTTTTGTGGTATACTATAAGTATAAAAGGTGGTAAATACAACAGAAAGGATTGAAACTTTATGGACTTAACCGCTATTGTGCAGGTCGTTTCTTCCCTTGGCTTTCCCATTGCCGTTTGCTTGATTTGCTTTTGGTATATCAACAAGCTTGAGGAAACGCACAGGAACGAAGTGCAGAAGTTGACTGACGCACTAAATAACAACACGCTCATCATGCAAAAGCTTTGCGATAAGATGGGCGTTGAGAAAGAAGGTGACGAGTAATGGTTGCACCTCCGGTTCTGAAATTCGATAAGCTTATCAGTGTGCAAGCTACCTACACAACCAATGTCACGTCCGCTGGTGTTTTGACATGTGAGGACGTTATTAAAATTCCTTTGGCTTATGCCGTAAGAAGGCAGGCTGTTATTGACCACGGCAGCTATAACATTATTCCCGTCGTTGAAATAGATATACCCATTGAATTTCTTGTTTTTGAAATTATCACGAATGAGGGTGCAACAGTAGAACCTTTTTCAACGTCAAAACTATCTGATGCAGCGAACCCATATAACAATGTGCGGAGTTATTTTGTGTTACCCTCAGGAACAACGGGAATTAAAGACGTTATTTTCAAGCCAAAATATCCCAGTATCCGCGCCGCCTTCCAGTTTGGTGTATTGCCACCGCCATACAATTACGATAACGCTTTGCTTGGTGTTACAACGTTGGTTGTATCGGCGCTTGACGATAAGGTTGACTTGTTGGAAACCAAAACGAACAACTTAAGAATTGTATCACACGAACTCAACGCTTCTTTCCCATATAAGGACTTGCCTAAAGGTTCAGGAAAGCAAACCTTAAATATAGATAAAGATATGCTATTTATTGGAACAAATTTCACCTATTTAACCAGCCCGTCAATAGTGCATTCGCCCAAAATAACAGTGAGTGACGGTATAACAACTAAGGTCTATACGCTATCACTTAATAAAAGTGTAAGGGTTATAATCGATTTACTCACGGCTACATTAACAGCATACGATGTAGGCACGGGTGAAATCGTGCAACAGCGAAAAATATTTGAAACCGTTGTCGGGTATAAATCAATTGGTTATGAAGACTTCGACGATATTTCAGGCAACGAGTTAACCGTGCTTATAGGAGGAAGAAGTGTTGAATGAGTAAAATCTTTTCAAATGGTATTGACCTTTCTGAACATCAAGGTTCAGTTGACTTTAACAAGCTGAAAGCATCGGGCATTGACTTTGTTTTACTCCGCGCCGGTTACGGCAGTGCAAACCGATACCCCGAACAGTACGACGCAAGGTTTGAGGAATACTACAAAAAAGCGAAAGCCGCGGGGCTTGGTGTGGGTGCATATTGGTACAGCTACGCAGAAAACGCCGACATGGCGGCAGACGAAGCCGCAAGCTTTATCAAAGCTTTAAAAGGTAAACAGTTTGATTACCCTGTGTATATCGACCTTGAGGAAGATGACATTGCAAGAAAGCTTGGTAAAACAAAATACAGTGAAATCGCGGCTAAAATCCTTAGCACAGTGGAAAGCAACGGTTACTGGGTCGGTATTTACGCCTCTTTGTATTACCTTTCAGACCGCCTTGACATGACAAAATTGTCCCGCTACGCCGTTTGGTGTGCCCAGTGGAACGACGTTTGCCAATACGAAAACGCGGGCATCTGGCAGTATACAAACAGTCATACCGTAAACGGTGTTTCGGGTAAAGTAGACGCGGACTATGCGTATTATGATTACCCGTCCCAAATTAAAGCGAAAGGCTTGAACGGCTACAAAAAGAAAAGTGACAACAAGGATTTAATCCGAACAAAGCTTGAACAGATTGAAGTTCTTGCAAATGAAATTGAAAGCTTGATTTAACATGGCAACCTATAAGCAATGTATAACAGACCAAAAGACAATCTATGAAAGTGCGGGTTACCCGTACTATTCCGGCGGTGGTGAGCATGGCGGCATTGATACCGTACATGATAACTACAAGGCGTATGCACCTTTAGCCGGAAAGGTTGTATGGGCGCAGGTGTGGGACGGCAGCACCATAACGGGCAACATGTCGTGGGGCAACATGATACTTGTGGAGTTTGAACCGAACAAGTATTGGCTTGCGGCACACTTTGCGTCACAGATTTGGTCAGAGGGTGACAGCATTGCACAAGGTCAGTTTATCGGGACGCAAGGTCAGACGGGTAACGTCACTGGCACACACACCCACTGGGAATACTGGGACGGCGGACAAACAACCGCTTACAGAAAAGACCCGTCAAGCATCTTGCGTATACCGAACGGTGTAGGCACGTATAACGTTACGTGGGACGCAAGCACACCGCAACCGAAACCACCTTTACCCGACGCGACATGGCATGCAAAAAACTTGTACGGTTACTCCCGTGAGAGTTCAGAAGCGCAAGACAACGCTGTCATGATTTACAAGGCTTTGGTGCAGTCCCTCGGGTGGACATTAAATTCCGTTTCTGCCGTCCTTGGAAACATGGAATGGGAGAGCGGGTACAATCCGTGGCGGTGGGGTTGGGATGAACCCCTACCGTCAACGGATTACAGAATAGAGGATATAGGCTATGGTTTGGTACAGTTTACACCACCTCAGAAATATATTGACGCAGATATTGCAAAATCGTCCCCCGGGTATGCGCCGCACTTTAGCGACGTGATGGGCAGTCCCGATGATGGTACAGCGCAATGTTACTTTTTAAGTAAAGCTACAAACCTTTGGTATCCCGTTAGTCCGTATAACATGAGTTATGCGGAATTTAAAGCGTCTACGGAGTCTCCTGAATACCTTGCAAGCGTGTTTCTGGACACCTACGAACGTCCGGCAGACCCGGAAGCAACACGCGCAGACCGTCAAAAGGCGGCGCGATATTGGTATAACTACCTTGGGCAATATGACCCCGATACACCACCAACACCACCAACACCAACGAAACGAAAATCCATGCCTATATGGATGATGTGTCTTGGCTACAGAAAGAGAATGATTTAAAATGGCAGTAAAAAATCTTGAACAGTTTAAAGAAATGTTTGCGTCGGGTGATTTTACACCTGATAGAATGTTAGAAATTGCGGAAGACGTTGCGGACACGTTTAATGATTTTAGCACCAGACTGACCGCGGCAGAAGAAGCAACAGCACAGAAAGATAAAGAATGGCGCGAAAAATATACAAGCCGTTTCTTTGAGGGAAAACCAGAGGGCAGTAAACCCGACGAACCCGCAACGCAGTCCCCGTATGGGGTAGATGCAACCGAACGTGCAGAGCATATCACGTTCAACGATTTATTCAAATAAGAAAGGATGATTTTCAATGGCAACTAAGCCGAAAGTAAGAACACTGACAAACAGTTCCGCAGACGTGTTGAATGCTATCCGCAATTCCGCGTCTATCAACTACCGCAACTATGTCCCGGTTGTGACCCCGGATGCAGACAGCATTCGAGAAATCGGCGCAATCATCATGGACATGCCAGCGTTGCAGAATGAGTTTCTGTCCGCGCTCGTAAACCGTATCGGAAAAGTCATTATTACGTCTAAGTCCTACTCAAACCCGTGGGCGATGTTCAAAAAAGGCTTTTTGGACTTCGGCGAAACGGTTGAAGAAGTGTTCGTGGCAATGGCGCGTCCGTTCCAGTATGACCCGGCAGTCGCGGAAAACGAACTCTTCAAACGTGAAATCCCGGACGTGCAGTCCGCGTTCCATGTCATGAACTTCCAGAAGTTCTACAAGACCACAACAGAGGAACAGGACTTGCGCCTTGCGTTCCTCTCTGAAGACGGTGTGTATAACCTCGTCGCGAAGATTACGGAACAGCTTTACACGGCTATGGAGAATGACGAATTTCTCGTCATGAAGTACATGCTTGCGCGTAACCTGTCCCGTGGTCAGATTAGCGTCCAGACTATCAACACAAGCAACATTGATGACGCGACCGTTGCAATGCGTAAAGCGTCCAATGACCTGCTGTTTATGTCGGACGAATACAACCTTGCAGGTGTGACCACACACACCCTGCGTGATGACCAGTATATCATTATCAACACCGCGTTCGATGCAACCCAGAGTGTTAAGAACCTTGCACGTGCGTTCAACATGTCCGAAGCCGAACTTCTCGGTCATATCGTTCTTGTCGATGGTTTCGGCAAACTGAACGTCCAGCGCCTTGCGGAACTTTTTAAGGGCGACCCGAACTATTATGAGTACAGCACAGAGGAACTGAAAGCACTCAACGAAATTCCTGCCGTCCTCGTTGACCGTGATTACTTCGTGATTTATGATAAGCTTCAGCAGTTCCGCGACCTTGAGAACGTACAGGGGCTTTACTGGAACCACTATCTTCATGTGTGGAAGCTGTTCAGCGTCTCCCCGTTCGCAAACGCTATTGCGTTTATTCCGAACACCCCGACGGTCACAGGCGTTACGGTGTCCCCGGCTACTGCTACCGTGTCCGCAGGACAGGTGCTCACATTGACCGCGGAAGTCGCAACGACCAATTTTGCGCCGCAGGCGGTTACATGGACAAGTGACAACCCGCTCGTTACGGTGTCTGCGTCCGGCGTTGTTAAGGTTGACCCGACTGCAAGCGGCACGGCAAACATCACTGCGACCTCTAAGTTCGATACCACACAGAGCGGTAAATGCGTGATTACCGTACAGTAAACTAATTCAATGTAAGTCAAAGCCCTCTGGAAACAGAGGGTTAAGACTTATATAAGAGGTGTATAATATTATGTACATTGTGCCAAACAGCACTGTATTTATTTTACAGGGTATTCCGATAAATAACAACTACAGGCATACTATCTACTTCGAGAGCGCAAACGCACAGTACGCATATTTTCGCAAGCACGTTAAAAAGACGTTTACGGGTGTATCGTATCAGCGTGAAAAACGTGGGTGGGTGCGTGTGGAGTGTTCCGCAGACGAATTGTATAACTGCAACTATCTGATGTATCAGAACACCGCGTATAATAACAAGTGGTTTTATGCATTTATCGATAGTGTCGAGTTCGTCAACAACGTCACTTGCGAAGTTACATTTACGCTTGATGTTATGCAGACGTGGTTTTTCGACTATACCTTACAGGCTTGTTTCGTAGAGCGTGAACACAGCGCGTCGGATGCGTATTTCTCAAACACCATTGCAGAAAATATCGGCTTCGGCGAGCTTGTTTGTACAAAAACTCTAAATGCTTTACAGTCGCAGGGCTTTAATGACAGTTACGCCGCCGTGATTACGTCTACGTCGCATTCTTCCGACAGCACGCCGCCTACAAAACTTTATGGGCGTTTTTGCCCTGTGTTTGGATATATCGGCACGACGGACGAAATGCGGGAGCTTATAACGGAGTTTGTTAGTTCGGGTAAAGAGAGCGCGATACTCTCAACGTATATTGTTCCTAAGCTCTTTTCAATCGGCGCTGGCAATACACACGAAATGCCCACCGACGTTATAGAGTTGGTAGTGCCTTTTGAAGTGACCCTAAATAAAATCGGTACATATACGCCGCGAAACAAAAAACTTTTATGTTACCCGTATAACTCTATATGGATAAGTAACAATACTGGCACAATAAACGAGTATCGCCCCGAAGACTTTGCACACCAGTTTAACGACGGAAAAACAAAAGATACCGTTGGCTTTATCATTAACGCGACCGGTGTAACCGCGCCTTGCATGACGATTTACCCGGCGAATTATCGTAATAAAGACGACAACTACGACGTTGGTACTTCCTTTGCGGCGTTCCCGCCCGTGCCTTTCACGGGGGACGTATACGCTGCATACATGGCACAAAACCGTAACAGCATTTTAGCATCGGTCGAAAACAACCTTGTCGGTATCGGCGTAAATACAGCTATGTCAATGATAGGCTCGGTTGCGACGGCTAACCCACTCGGAGTTATTACCGCAGGTGTGCAGGGGCTAACTCAGGGGTTAACAAGCATTTATACAGATATAAATTCTTTGGCTGCTAAACAGGCTGATATGCAAAACATTCCCCCAAACGCACACAATCTTGTACAGAGCGACAACCTAAACGCTTCTATTGGTAAACTTGATTTTACCATAATGCAAATGCAGGTCAAGCCGGAATATGCAAAAATGATTGACGATTATTTTGATTTTTTCGGCTATGCTTGCAATCATGTTAAAGTGCCTAACCGTAATGTTAGACCCCATTGGACGTTCACAAAAACACAAGGTTGCACAATCAATGCAGACTGCCCCGGTGACGATGAGGATATGATTTGCAAAATTTATGATAACGGAATTACATTCTGGAAAAATGGTGACGAAGTGGGCAACTATACGCTTGACAATTCAATATAAAAGAGGTGATTAAACATGGCAAGTAGTTTGAGGGCAAAGCATTACGGCGGCACACAAGACCGCATGTTCTGGAGTACGGCTTTTGAAAACCGACTTAACAACGACTTGTACCTTGCAAGGCTCGTTGAACTTTCCGCGTCCATGTTTGACTGGACGGGACTCCCGGAAACATGCGACGTGCGAACACTTGAACTTGCGCTTCTGGGTAACGGACGTGCGGTGTTCTTCAAGGACGACGCATTAGACATGTACATGACACTGCCCGTAAACATCAGTACAAGCGGGTACGACGTGTACGGACAGCCGTTACAGTTTACCGCACGTAGCTTGTATAACAACTACAGATACCCATTGACACAGGAAACAGGCGTGATGATTTACAATAATTATCTCCGTACCCCGTCCCTAATGCAGTTAGTATCATTCGCGGACAGGCTCGGAAAGATTGATGAAATCATAGACATAAACGTCAACGCACAGAAAACCCCGATTTTGATTTTGGCAGACGAAAGCAAACGCTTGACGATGAAAAACTTGTATATGAAATATGACGGAAATCAGCCGTTTATATTTGGTGACAAGAATTTATCTATCAATGACTTTACAGTGCTAAAGACAGACGCGCCATACGTTGCAGACAAATTGTATGAAATCAAAGCGCAGATTTTCAATGAAGCTTTAACTTATCTTGGTATTTCAAATACGTCGTTGCAAAAGAAAGAGCGGTTGATTACAGATGAAGTGTCCCGTAACATGGGCGGCACTATCGCGGCAAGATATAACCGCTTGAACGAGCGGCAAAAGGCTTGCGAAAAAATCAATAGTTTATTCAATCTGAATGTATGGTGTGAGTACAAGGAAGATTATGACGACCGTTTGATTTTGGAAGATACCGACGATGTTATACGTCAAAACCAGCTTGAAGAAAAGAACAAATACTTTGAGCAGAAAAGAAAGGAAGAAAACAAATGAGTAAATTTACAACAGAAGTTCGTTGGATTTGCGAAAGTTTTGTTCCTGAATTGAACTGGCAATGTGAGTACGAACACAGCGGATATGGTGACGTTGAGAAAGCTTTGCAAGCAGGTTATGAACACATTTTCGATTTTGATTTTCCTATCTTCAAGGAAAGTTATCGTGAACACCTGTGCAAGCTTATCCTGCTCCACTATTACACGCGTGAAATAGCGTATGAAACGTATGCGCTATGGAAACTGCATCTACGGGAACGGCTTGTCGCGATTATGCCGAAGTATAACATGCTGTACAAGCAAGAGGAACTTGCGAACCCGTTTGATAACATCAAACATACCACAGTGGGCGAAGATACTTCACACACTGCCGACAACGGCACATCACATGGCGAAAGTCAAAGCACAGGTTGGAACAAGTTTAACGAAACTCCGCAAGGTGGTATTGAGGGGTTAGACACAGATAAGTATCTGACAAACGCAACAAAGACAACGAGCGAAGCTTCAACAGACGGAACAGCACAAAGCACACAGGACGGTAAACGCAACACGGAGTATACTTATACAGGGCGTAGCAGTGGAGACGCGTATTTCTCCGAAATGACTAAGATGTACAAGAATTATGAAAGTGTTGACAACATGGTATTGCACGAACTCGAAGACTTGTTTTTCGGTTTGTGGGAATAAAGAAAGGTGGTAAAGTATGCCGAACGATAACAAATTCACACCCGCTGACTTTGACCCGGTTTTAAAAAAGTATGACGGCATTCCGTATCTGCGCTTTTGGTGTCAGAAAGTTCTCCCCGCTGTTTATGACCAGAGTTTGAGTTATTATGAGGTGTTGTGTAAACTTGCGGCGTTCCTTAATAAGATGCTCGAGGAACTCGAGAAGATGCAGGATAACATTGACGCTTTGCATAAAGCCTATAAAGACTTGCAGGACTGGGTGAACGCTGAAATCGCAAGGTTTGAAGCGCACATGGAACAGCACTTCGACGACTTGACGAAAGAACTTTGGAATAAGTTTGAACAGTATAAAAACGATACGAACACTACTTTACAGCAGTGGTTTAACAACTACGCTACAAATACTACAAATAATTTAAACAAAAAGTTTGAAGATTTTGTAACCAATGCTAACACGCGCATTGACCAAATGTTCAACACGTACACCACGAACACCAACAACGACTTCAATACGTGGAAAACTGATTTTACCAACCAGTACAACCAGTGGAAAGCCGACGTTGACGGACAAATTACGAACATCAATTCCAATATCAGCTCTTTAACCAATCGCGTTACCGCGTTGGAAAACATGGTTAGAAAATACCCTAACTTTAACTACAAGTCATTCACAATGACGGGCACTAAATATTACAAAAAGGCTATTTTGGATCTGCTTTCTTTCCCGTCTGCCGGTGATAACGCGATTATTTGCTACGGCGTTTGCCGTGTGTTCGGGCAAGATACGTCTGTTAGCGTCTCGGGCAACTGGCGCGAAAAGTTTAATCTTACCCCCGAAGCAGCCCACGACATCTCGGAAATGCTCGGTGCTACGTCTAATGATAACTGCATTAAATTTGAGCTTATGCCGCGCACGTCTTATGTTTCCGCGTCCGGTGATGCTAACAACGGTGCACCGACTAATGATAAACTTATCACAGGTTTGTTGTGGTTGTTTGCCGTTTCGGGAGGCGCTGTGGGTGATGTTCCCGCGCAGTTGTTCTTCAAAAATAACGGTTCTGTTGGATTTGTTTCTGACAATTCCATGCTGTTTTCCGCTATTGCTACAAAACAGGCTTTCCCGCCAAGCTGGTTCGCCCCCTCCGGTGAGTGGTCGTTGTAAATAATTTATGATAACAAAGGCTCGAGTACCGTAGTGGTATTCGAGCCGTTGTTGTTACTATAACGAGAGTTAACATTGTGCGAAATAACCATTGATTATTATGTCACATAAGTCTTCATCGCTATCATCGAGAATTTTTGAAAGAAAGCATCTTTTGCAATCTCCGTCGTATTTATTACAGCAACAAGTAACTAAGTGGTTTAATGTACTCAAAAATTTAATATACTCGTCATAATTACCACATTTAAAAGTTATTTGATATTTGTTATATTCTACTTTCATTTTTAACCTCGCAATATTTTTGTATAATCAGCTTTTCGGCTTGTTTTAACGCGCTTGCTTGATAATCTATCCACGTTCCAAAACCAACGGGTTGCTTTGCACCGGCATGCAAACGCTTTAACGTTGTAGGACTGCATGTGCGTGCTGCTATGCTGTAGCTGTCTGCAAGCGCCTTGCCGCAATAGCTGTATTCAATCCAGTTTAGGCAACCATCGAGCAATTCGGTGTGGAGTTCGGACAATGTGTCCGGCGCTTCCGCGTCACCTAACCTGTTCAAAATATCTATTGCGTATAGCTTCACGGCGCTTCGGTATGCGCCGCGCGGGGTGGTTTCATTTACTTTATTGCGTATCTCGATGTAATTCAAGTGTTTCACGCTCCTTTATCGTATCGTACAAGTAACACCATGCGTTAAAATGTCATTACATAACGCATAGGCTATATTCGCATTTGTATACAGCTACGAGTTTCATATATTATATTTTGTGTTTGGTATACATAATGCCGCAATGCTTGCAAGTCCATATACGTCATAACTTCCACCACCTTTCTACTGTCTTTAACAACTTGTAATCGTTGTACGTGCGGTCAAGCCATTCGAGCAACTGGGCAAGCCCTACAAGCAGTGTTCCTGCAACTATACTCAAGCATAACACGACAATCATAATGTTTGCACCACCCTATAAGCTAAATCTAAGCATTTCGCTAATTTGTCAATTTCATCGCATGTCCGCGTTTCAAGTACGTCTAATTTTCCTAAAGAGCATTCGTCACAACGTGTATGACGTTGGCATATTTCATCTTTAATGTCCATCGTTGAACCGCCTTTCTGCTGTTAAATCTGTGATATAGCAAGCGCCCATCTGCCTTGCAGCTTTATGCGCTATGCGTTTTGCATGTGCCGCTGTCTTTGCGTATACAGGTATCTCAACTTTATATTTGCCTGTGTCCGGGTCTGTTACGGTCACTGTTACCAAATAACTGTTCATCTTCGTTTTCGTCCTTTCTCCAATTTGTGCCTATGCAACTATCTATTGCATGTGCTGCAAATGGTATTTCGGTTTCCTTGGCGTTATCTGCACATGCGGGTTTTACAAGGTTTGCTTTGAATAGGTCTGTCCAGTTTGGTTTCATGGTTTTCACCTCCTTTTTATGACCTGCCTTATCAGCACGTGTAGGTCATCTCACGTGGACGGGCGTTGCGCCCGTTTCGGCTTAGATTTCAAATTCTTCCCCTGTTTCGTTGCGAAGCAGTTCGCAGTATGCTTCAAAAAATTCCTGCTCGCCGCCTTTTTCTTCCGTCCACTCGCTGTGCAACTTCTCGCGTAAATCGTCCCGCATATAGCTAACGATTAAATCGCGGTCGTAAAGGTTTCCGTTGAATTTGATTTTAACATTTTGCTTTTTCATTTGTTTTGCTTCCTTTCCTTTTTCTGACTATATTGTACTTAATGTTTGTGAACTGTGTATGAACGGTTTGTTAACAATATTTGAATGTTTTCACTTTCTTTTGATTTCAAAGTTTTCGTCCGCGCTCCCGAAATTGTAACTATCAAAATCATATTCTATGCCACTGGCTAACTCGTCAAGGTTGTTATTTAAATAGATTTTAGCCGTGTCATAGTCAAGATAATGTGTTATGCTTACCGCGCATTTATTTAACGTATTGATAACTTCTCTCGGAAGTTCGATGTTTCCAAACGGCCTATGCCCGGTTACAATTACGGTACCATAGTCAATTACATATACATCACAATTCCAACCGTATACCCCCGCAGTATAGAAATCCGGTTCGCGCCATTTTAACGCGTCTTGTAAGTCGCCGTAGCCGACTTTGATAACATTTTCGTATGCGTGCATAATTGCTCTTTTCGTTGTTTTCGTTTTCATTTTGCATTTTTCCTTTCCGGCGTGTCATCATCAGTGCAACGCCGCCAACCGTTGCAGACGGGCGTTCGTGCCCGTTTCGACTGTTTAGAAAGTTTCCGTTTCGATTATTACAGCTTTCATCATGTAGGCATCTTCATAGGCTTTCACGAACAACTGAGCATCTGTTATCTTGTAAAATCTTGCTTTGATAACCATTATCGTGTCTTTAAGTTCCTCGCTGTAAGTCTTTGCCCATACTTCATAAATTGTTCTTTTCATTCGTTTTACTTCCTTTCCTTTTTTCTGTCTATATTATAGCATCCCCCGGCGCGAAATGTGTTAACAAACTGTGAACAAATTGTAAACGATTTATTAACAAATTATGAATAAAATATGAACAAGAATCCTTTCATGCTTTAATGTATTAAAGTGGGGTTAGTTGTGACTTACGCTCGTTTCTACCTC